ACCGCAGGACTCCCCTGGGGCATGAACGAAGACTTCGCGCTCGACGGTCCCCGCGGGATCCTGCAGAACTTCAAACAGGGCCGGCTCCTGCCGGCAGCTTGGGCGGCCACCGCGGGCGCGCTGCGCATGATCGCCTCGCCGCTCTTCGAGCATTACGTCCCGCGCATGAAGTGGATGTACGCCTCGCAGATGTTGGCGGACAAGCTCGAGCAGTATCATGAAGCGCTCGCCGCAGGATCCATCACGGAGGAGACTCTCGCCCGTCAGGTGGTGACGACGATCGAGGACCGCTTTGGCGAAGTGAACTATGACCGGCAGTTCCTCGATAACACGGTGAAGGCCTCAATCCAGCTCCTTGCGACGGCGCCGGGCTGGAAGGGCGGGACCTGGGACACGATGGCCGGTGCCTTCTATGAGAGCACGCAGTCCGCGCTTCAGTTGGCGGATCTCGCGCGCTGGATGTTCGGCATGGGCCCGGGCGAAGATCAGGAATTGAGCTCCGATCGCTTCGACGATCACATGAGAGCAGCCTTCGGCGGCGGTGGGGGGGCAGGAGAGCCGCCGAACAGACGCGGAGGAGGAGCGGACACGGGCGATCTAGGGGATCGCGCCCGTCGTTTCTCCTCGCGTCTCCCGCAGCTCGGGATGCGCTCCGGCGCCGTACTCGCCAGCGCGATCGCCGCGGCCGTGCTGGGCTCCATCGTCACGAAGCTGGCTACGGGCAAATATCCCTGGGATTACCTCGAGGAAGATAAGAAGAAGCTGGGCCTCAGTGAAGGCGCAGCGCTCGCTCTCGAAATCGCGCATCCACGGATCGGCGGCACCGACGCGCACGGAGTCCCCACGCGCATGACCTGGCCCACCGATCTGCGTGACGTCGAGCACATCATTCTGAAGCCGGCCGGTTACCTGAAGGGCGTGCTGGCCGAGCCTTGGCGGAACCTGATCGACACTGCCTTCAATCGGGACTGGCAGCAGAACTACATCATCAATCCGCATGACCAGCTCTCAAAGCGGATCTGGCAGGGGTTCTGGTACAACCTGAAGAACAACTACTCGCCCATTTCCGTCGAGCAGGCGACGGCGCCACAGGGGGCCGGCAATCCAGTCCTGCGGGCCACCGGCTTGCTGCAGGGGGCGCCGAAGGAGTACGACCGCTCAAAGGCTGTCAACAGGACTCTCGAATTTGAAGCCCCGCACACGCCGCTGACTCCCGAAGAGCAGCAGGAGCGGCAGTACGCCAAAGAACACCCGACCGATTATCAAATCCTGCGGGCGGCCAGGAACAAGGACCGGGATTACCTTGTGCGCGTGTTCTCGATCCCGCGCGGGCACGAGGGCTACATCCCCTACCGGGACGCGAAGGCGATTTACGACGTGGCTACTCCGCAGGAACAGCAGGAGCTGCGGCCGTACATTCAGAGGAAGCAGGTTGAGGCTGTACGGGCAGCGCGATGAACAGCGCGCTCACGCACGCACTGGTAACTTGCGCCCCTGGGCTGTTTCTATATCGAGCATTTTGCGAGCGCCCGCCCGGATTTGTGCCGGCCGCGCAAGGTACTTACCCCAGTAGGTCGTATAGAGGAACGTTTCCAGGCGACGAAGCGCTGCTGCGCGCATCTCTCGCTTCTCTCTTGAAGTTGGCATATTTTCTTCTCCCCCTAAAAGAATCAGGGCCTCTCAGGCGATGTAACTACTCTCCACGGCATAGAGATTTCGCCCAATGAAGCCCTGAACTTTGCGGTTCTCCAAGTGTCGTGAGCTAGGGTCCGCCGAAGGCGCTCGCTAATCAGGCTTGGATTCCAGCTTTACTTCGCAACCGCAAAGCCATCCTACACCAATGGAGTAGAAAGGTAAACTGTTTTCATGCCCGAGACGGAACCTGCATTGCCCCGGCGCCGCGGGAAGAAAGCAGCAGCGCAAACCGAACTGGCCTGTCTGATGCTGACCGGCGACGAGTATGCCGTTCTCCTTCTGTCAATCGAAGAAGGCAAAGAAGAGGCTGCAATCCGCATGGGATGGGCCGTCGAAGAGGTTCAGGCACTCATCGAATCCCCCAAAGCCAAGCTGTTCATGGTGAAGATGCAGGATAGCTGGGCGGAGCTGATCGCGCAGCGCAAGATGGCTCGTTTCGTGCGCAAGGGCATCACCCCGGGCAGCGTGCAGGAGCGCTTCATGGAACTGGCGATGATGGAGCCCGAGCGCACCAAGGGCACAATCGAAGGCCAGGTCAAAGCCCTCCGGTCCCTGGCGGAGATGATGGGCCTGTTGGGACACAATCAGGAGGATCCGCTCAAGAACAAGTCCGTCGACGAGCTAAAGGAATACGTCCGCACTTTCGCCGCAAAGACGATCAACGCCGAACCGAGAGGGGCATAGCGCTTGTCCTCCGCTGTTGACATTCGGGAGCTTCGGCGCGCGGCGATGGCCGCCATGATCCTGGAGCAGCAGCAGGAAGACGCCGATCGTGCCCGCGGCTTGGTCTCGCAGCGCAGCCAGGCGGAGCAACAGGACATCGATCGCCGGGTGCGCGAGGCGACATCCTCAACGCTGACCTGGCTCACGAAGTACACCCGCACGGTGAACCCCCACTGGAAAGAGCAGGGGCTCGAGAGCGCTTACTTGCCCTTCCCCGATTGGGATTTGATTCCGGTCCTGCTGGAGTACCTCGAGGACGACTCGGAGAAGGTCAAGCTCATCGAGAAGTCGCGCACGATGATGGTTACCTGGGTCATTATGGGCTATTTCACTCTTCAGGCAATGCTGGTCCCCGAGCGCGAAGTCGTTGTTCAGACCATGACCGAGGATAAGGGCGAGCTGCCCATCGATTACGCCAAATGCCTCTACCAGAGTCAGCCGGAATGGTTGCGCAACGAGTTTCCCCTGCCAAAGCCCGTCGACAAGCAATCTGCAAACGAGCTCCGATTCTCGAATGGGAGTGTGATCTTCGGGATTCCCGCCGGTATCGGCAAGATTCGAAGCTACCACCCCTGGGGCTACTTCAACGACGAAACAGCTTTCCAGCCCGACGCGGCGACTGCCTACGATGAGGCCTTGCCGGCCGCAAAGAAGATCGTGCTGAACTCGACCGCGGCGCCGTCCTGGTTCTTCAACTTCACCAGCGACATCGATGCGTAGCCCACAGAGAAGAGGCGGGAGAGATGATTCAGGACCAAGACTACAAGCCGACACCGCTTCAGCACACGCTCCGCAAGCTTGACGATGTTCCGGCCCAGACGCCGCTCACTGTAATCAAGGGCGTCACTGTCAGGCGCACACAAAAAGGCTTGACAGTCCTGCGGCTGCATTATTCGGCAATCCCCGAGCGGGATCCTGCGACCCCCAAAGGAAAAATCTGGTTCGAGCGAGAGCGGAGCGTTTACGCTTCCGAGGCCCGCTGGCGCAAAGAGCAGGAAATCGACGCCAACGCCACAGGCGGAGAAGCCGTCTTCGGAACGGTCCTCAGCCAGTTCTATGAGACGGTGATCATTTCGGATCCATACTGGACCCCCGAGGAGCTGGGCCCATCCGATGTGATCGGTTCGTTCGATCATGGCGTGACGAACGCCACCTGTCTGCTGAAGGGATATGTCCCCAGGCGCCGCATCGATCGCGTTTCAGGCCGCGCCTTGCCACCCGAGCTTTATGTCGCCGGCGAATTCTATTCCTACCGGCGCGAGGGATGGGACAACACAGTTGAGCAGAACACGGCCGTTATTATGCGCGGAGGCTATGACCTAGCCAGCAACCTTGTTCCCCAGTTGGAGAAGCCTGTCGAGCCGATGCCGGATCTCGACCGCGCGCGCTGGATCATGGCCGATCCGTCCATCTTCCCCGATACCGTCGTGCAGGAGAAAGGAAAGCCCACCGCTATTTACCGCACCTACCACAAAAACGGGTTCTACCCAATGCGCGCTTACGGCGGGAACCGCTCCGACGTCGCCTTCGTCGAGTGGATCCTGTCGGACTTCTGGCGTGGCATCGCGAATGGGATGAAGCCGCGGCTCTACATTGTGTGCCGGAACCCGAGCGACCGGCCCCAGCCCGGCCTTCACCCTTACGATTGTCCGAACCTGGTATGGGAGATGCGCCGCGCCAAGCGAGTCCAGTTGACTGCGCGCCAGTTGCTCACGCGCAACCCGTCCGAGTCCCTGCAGGACAAGAATAACCACGCTCTCGACTGCCTGAAGGAAATGACCGGTACCCTGCGCAATCCCACGGATGTGCCTTTTGAGGAAGAGCTGCAGGAGAAGCTGGAACAGGTCACGGACCCCACGACGAAGGTCCTGCGGACGCGCTATCTGATGACGGAAGCCATGTTGCAGGGCAAGATTGGCCCGGATGGGAAGGTCAGACACGGAAAGACCGCCGTGACTGTAGATCTACGGCGGTCCCCTTCGATCGGTTCCAGGCGCGGTTACTAGGCTTCGAGTGAAATGACGCCCTCGCGGACGAGCCGAACGAATTCATCGAAAGCTGGATTCCTGCGGAAGAAGTCAGCCGCCTTTGCATTCCGATCGGCCATTGCGCGCAGACTTCGGGCCGCGCCTTCGTGGGTGGCTGCAAGGCCGTGAGGATGGTGTTCGCGCAAGGTGGCA